GCCGCTTGACGAAGATCCCGTTGACTGTCCGTATGTGGCAGCACAGCGACTTCTATACCGGCGCGCACGGTGTCCGCTTCGACGTGGCCTTGAACGCGAATATCCGCGAACGTCTCCGGACTGCCCGTTTCAACGGCAGCTAATCGGGGGATTAGCCGCATTCCGTCCTGTTCTCCGGATGGAAGTTGAAAGGCCCTGTTTCGCTCCCGCGCGGAGCAGGGCCATTCCGGCAAAATGAGAACATTCCGCAAGGAGAATTGAAATGAATGTTCGGGAGCGTTTTCGCCCGCAACCTATGGCAATCGATAGTAATTTTACTATTCGTGGACCTAACGTTGGCGGGTTTCTTGCAACAGTATCCGGCACGCTCACTCTCACGGATCCGGATGGTACCGTGCTTGTGAACGCGGTACCTGTGACGGCGGGCGTCTATACACCTCTCCCGTTTGTTTTCTCGACCGCGCAAGGTGCGATTGTGCAGCTTGGAGGCGGTGCCGCAGGCACGCTGGCAATCTGACATGCTGATAATTTGGGCAGCTACACGTCCTGGATCTCCTAGCGGACCTGTTTGGATCTTGGCGCTAGGTGCCTGGAACGACGGCGGCGTATGGATCGACACTGACGTTTGGATTGACTGATGCCACGGCAAATCATCAATAATGGCGATACCGGGCTAGTTGCCAGAACGAAGCTGAATGAGAATTTTGAAGAACTTTACACCGGCAAAGACAGTGTAACGGTCAATGCTTTTGCAGATCTTCCGGATCCGACAACCGTATCAGGGCAGCGTTATTGGGTACTGACGTCAACGGGGATCTACCTTATCAACCGGCGCAATGCAGGCGCTTATTACAGCGACGGCGTTGTTTGGACATGGCTTGGAAATAATCCGACCACTGCCGACCAGATAGGTAACGTTCCGGCCGGTAGTGTGACCGCAACTGACGTACAAGGTGCAATCAATCAACTGGACGCAGCCATAGGAAATGACTTCGAGCAGTATATCGGATATCAGATCCGACCATTCCAGAAGATAGGGGGCTAAAATGTCTGATCTTACTTTTACGGCTCCAAAATCGGGACCTCTCGGGACAAATCTCAACGTTGCAAACACAACGCGCGATTTGACGTCAGGAACGATATTTGAATTAGCTACGATGGGCGGATTGGTCGGGGGATATTTCCAAAGTGTGATCCTGCAGCATTTGGGCACCAATGCGGCGTGCGTCATCCGGTTTTTCCTCAATAATGGTGGGCTGGTGACGACGGCCGCAAATAACCAGTTAATTCGGGAGCAACGAATTATCGCGACAACAGCATCCGAAACGGTCGATATTTCGCCTATTCTTGTCCCTCTCGATATCTATGTTCCAGCCGGATATAGGCTCTATGCAACCCGCTCCGCTTTCACAGGCGGTAACGCTGGCATTAACGCATTAGCCCAATTTACCGAGATCTAATATGGAAGCGTTGGAAGCCCTTGGAATTGGTGATCTTGCTGTTCGGCGGTCCATCTTTTTAGAAGGTGGATTGTGGAACAACGTCGGCAACAGCTATGACCAGCACCTTATTCAAGTACCAACGTGGGCAAAGTTTCTTTATTATGAATTAGTCGGCGGAGGCCCCTCGGGCGGCGCAGGATTTAGTGCAGCAGCAGGGACAGCGCGCGGCGGTGGAGGTGGTGGAGCATCGCCACCCGCTCAAAGAGGAATTATTCCTACCAATACATTACCTTCCACTATTATTGCGCGCGTAGGTCATGGTCGGCAAGGTGCAAACAGTGCAGGAGCGGCCGGAGGCCAAAGCCTTTTGCGCACCGTCGATCTATTACCAGGCGGTCCCGTCCCTGGCATAGTAGGTAGCGTGACGCCTGCCGTGCAGGGAGGTATAGGTACGGCTGCAGCGGGAGGTGCGGCAGGTACCAGTGGGGGAGCAAGCGCAGTCACCCTACTAGGTTTAACGGCGTCGGGCCAATCCGGTAACGGTGCCGCAGGCGGAGCGCAGACAGGTGCGGCAGGTGCGCAAGCAGCAGGTTTCAACGTCATGGTTTCCGGTGGTAGTGGTGGTGGCGGCATTGGTGTTGCCAACACTCCCTTTGGTGGCGGTGCGGTATTAAGTTTGCTCGGGACACTTGCGGGAGGATCCGGCGACGGAGGTAACGGAAACGACGGATATTCTGAAAGCCCTAAAAACGCATTTAGAGGATTTAGTATCCGCACCGCAGGTTCGGGCGGAGCGTCGGGAACGTTGCAGGGCGGAAAAGGTGGCAAGGGCGGATATGGCTGCGGTGGAGGCGGCGGAGGTGCCGGTGTTACCGGAGGCTTAGGCGGTGACGGCGGGCCCGGGTATATTTGGTTAATTTTCTTTTAAAGGAATTCGATATGGCGAAAATTGTAATGATCGATGACCGCGATGGTAAAGTCGTAAATACCGGTATCGCTGGAAAATTGCCAGATGCCGAAGGCTTCACCTTGCTGCATGAAACATCATGGGCGGAGCCTGCCGCAGAAGTCTACACCGGCCAGGTTTGGGCGAATAAGCCGGAATTGCCGGCCGTATTCGAGTGGCCTGATACTTCGGTAGAGGCAGCGCCTCAAACAATTGCAGAAGCGACCGCAGCGCGCGACAAGGCTATGGCGGATCTTGCAGCAGCAAACGAAGCAGTTGACCGTTTGCTTTCACAGTGATTACAAGAGCAATCCGCATACAGCAGATTTTGATTTTGTGCGGTTTTGCGATTTTTGTAATAATCGCATAAAGGAGAATGAGCATGACAAAGAAAAAATCCGAACCTGCGGCGGAAAAGCCTGCAGATAATAGCTGGCCTGCATGGTTCTATGGACCTGGTGGCGTTGGTGAAATTTTCGACAGTGCGGAAGAAGTGCCCGATGGTTGGGCAGATCATCCGAACGACGCACCGCCTGCAATCGACCTTTAATTTAAGGATGGAGTGCTTCTGTGACCCTGATTTCATCAATCATCACGGATGCCTACCGCGAGAGTAATATTCTACCTCTCGTCAAGGCTCCGAGTGCACCGCAAATCACAGAAGCACTTCGCCTGTTAAACGGGCTCTTTTCGTCGATCTACGGCGACGAGGCAGGGGAAAGCCTGCAAGATTGGCCTTTGGGCAACTTCGGTCGCGAAAGCCCTGTCTATAATCTGGAAAACACCGAATACGATATCAACCGGCCGACCATCAACCGGCGCCTTATCGCCGTCAATGAAGAGGCCAAAACGGTATATTTGACGCTCTACCCACAAGACGGATCCCGCATGGGGATTGCGGATCCTTTTGGTCGGTTGGCGGCTTTCCCCGTCACGCTCGACGCAAACGGACGCACCATTGAAGGCAGCTCTAATTTACTGTTGAATACCAACGGGACATTCGCCGAATGGTTCTACCGTGCGGACCTCGGGCAGTGGGTACGCCTCACGTCGAAAACCACGACCGACGAAATGCCGTTCCCGGCCGACTTCGACAATTTCTTTATCATCTTGCTCGCCATGCGGATAAATCCCCGCTACGGCCGCACGCTCGACGAACAAAGCTTGGCGATATTCCGCAGCGAGAAACGCAAGTTTGTCGCGCGCTATCTGCAGTCGATGCCGCTCGAAATTCTCGACGATATTTCATGGCCGTTTATGTCGGCGCAAAGCTATGACCAGCAACGCGAATTTTCCAGCAATCGAGCATTCAACCGTGGCAGTCGGTGGTAAATGGATATCCCTCTTGCCCGCAGTGAGTATTTCCGCGCCGTAGCGAAGGAAGCGCGCATTTATCTGCGCAACCGATACTTCGAATCCGATCCGGTATTGTCCAAAGAGCAATCGGCGCTGATTGCTCGCCCTGGCCTTGCCCGTTGGATCAATGTCGGCACTGGACCTATTCGCGGATTATTCAGCCAGCCGGGTACGTTTGACGAAGCGCTTTTCACCGTGAGCGGGACTGAATGGTATCGTGTGGATACCGACGCGACCGATACGTTGCTGCTTGCAGGCGTAGCAGGATCCCCAGGCGACGTGAGTATGGCAGGCACGGCAGAGATAGGCGCAACGCCGCCATTCATGTTCCTCGCCGATGGCAGCGCGCTCTATGTCTATGTAGAGGACGGGTACGCCGTAGGATCTATTTCAGGCGTTCCGGTAAACGGTGACGTCGTGCGCGCGGGCTCGATGTATTATCAATTCACAAATGCCAGTGTCGATGCAGGCGCACCGGCCGGAACGATCGGCAATCCGTGGCTGGTGGCTTTGGGAGTGAGTACCCTTATCGCGTGGCAGAATTTCTATTCTGCGATAAATGACAACGGCGGCGAAGGCGTCCGGTACAGCACCGCACTTCTACCTAATACCGAAGCCGCGCCAATCTTCCAGGATGCAACAAGCGTGCAAGTGCGTTCGGCCGTGCGGGGAGTTGCAGGCAATGCAGTTGTCACAACGGAAACCGGCGCGGCGATAGCTTGGACGGCCGGCACGTTGGCAGGTGGAGGATCTCCGTCCGTCACCCGTGTTCAAACACCTCTCGACGTCGGTGTTATCAGCCTTGGCTATATCGGATCCTATGTGGTTGTCGTTCCCGCACAAGGGCAAGGCGTCAACGGCCGCTTCTACTGGATCGAACCAGGTGAAGTGACCATTGATAGCTTGAACTTTGCGACGGCCGAACGTGCGCCGGATCCGATTTCCGGCGTCGTGGTTTTCGGGGACCAATTCTGGTTGCCTGGTGTCATCACGACAGAGCCGTGGTATTTTACCGGCAATCCCGAAACTCCGGTTTTGCGGCAGCAGGGAATTGTGTTCGACCGTGGCGCGTGGGAAGGTACCGGCGTACAGGTCAAAGACAGCATGATTATCGTCGGTGCAGACGGAAGTGTTTTCGATATCTCGGGAGGGATTGAAAAAATCAGCCGTCCGGATATTGAGGAGCGGATCCGCAAAGCTATCAAGGCGCAAGTGTAATGCCGTATCCTACCCGCACCGCCGTCATCGATCCGGACACTCCCGACGTTGAAGTCATCCTTCGTTTGCTTTCACCAAGCGAAGGATCCTTGCCGCCTGCGACGGGTGACTCTGCAGACGGTATAGGTTTTGGGACCAGCGGAAACCCATTTAGTATCAAAGATGGGTATGTAGGCAGCACTGCGGGGATTGTTGATAATATCCTCGATACCCCTGAATTGGGCGGCGTCGCGGGTGTATCTAAAACCGGATGGGGTACTGCAAATTATCTCGCAGATGCCACAGGGACTTTTCAAAACGGACTTAGCGCGGTTTGGACCAATGGAGTTATTCTCACCACCTATGGGGGCCCTGTAAAAGAACCTCCACCGGGCGGAGCGCCTTTTGGTATTTGGGATTTCTACGCCGCAGCGAATACGGAACTACCTACATTTGATGGAGGTGCCGTAACGTATATTCCGACTTATGAAAATATCAACGTAGATTGGGGTTTCACTTCATCTGCATTTGATACAGATGGGGCACTACCCCCTTACTTCCACGGGGCTAGCGAGGCTCCGCTTTCGACGAATATTCGACCGGCCGCGATGCAATTCTGGTCCTTCAACCTTCCGATAGATCCGCGTGGGATATCGGGCAAAATGTTTGGCCTTGAAACCGCTTACGAAGCGTCAACGCTCGAAATCAACATGTACATACTGTTTGATTTCCCTGTTGATGACGTATTGGATTTGCCAAATTATTCGCTATTCGGTTCCAGCTTTTCGGAAACCGACCTGGCAGACAATTGGGTTTTTGGTACAATATCCTCGTTTGATATTGACGACACTCTGGACGTATTGACGCGGTTCGACTCCAACCGCGATATGTACATCGATATTTTTCCGGATCCGATTGAATTGAACACAGCGATGTTCAATCACTATACTCCGGTAATTGCTACCGACGCCGGTAACATTGCACAGGTCAATAACCGCTACAGCACCCGCGACGGTTGGCTGGTCGAAGGCCGAGTAAATGACACCTACCCTTGGCAGTGGTATTTGATTTCCCGCGATTGGACAACGTACCAGCGTATGTCATTCGTCGGCGGAGAGCAGGCTTTTTGCAACAGTGCGGCCGCAGGCGATACGTTTGTCTATACCCAAGATACTGACGGAACCTGGCTGGCATATTCTGCAAACAACAGCACTTTCCCTGCGACCAACTACCGGCAATGGGTAGAAGGCACAATGGCGTCGGGTTTCACCGGCTGCACCGGAAGCCTGACAGAAATCCCTCCACTCCCAACGATCGTTACCGGTGACGTCATTGTGCGCGCATGGCCTTTGTCGCTCGACGGGCATGATATGTACGTGCTTCGCCTCGGACTGACGGAAACATTGTTGTATGACAAATACTCTAAGCAGTGGTTTCCGTGGTCCTCTTTCAGCAATGCAGTTTGGGCAGTAAACACCGGTTTTGAGTGGTTGGGCGGCGTCGGGATTGGTGCAACGAATATCATTGTCGGAGACGATACGACGGGTACTCTTTATTTCCTGGATCCCGACCAGCCGTTTGATAATCCGCAGACGGTAGAAGCGGCCGACCAAGAGATTTATTTCGACCGCATTGTCATGGGGCAGTATCCTCAAACCGGCCGTGAAGCCATGCCGTGCTATGCAATCTTCGTGACGGCCGACATGGGGCAACCGGCTTACGACGGTGCATCGATCACACTCTACACCAGCGACGATGCCGGTGAAACGTGGGATGACCACGGTGCTATCGAGGTTTCCGGAGGTGTCTATTCTCCTGAATTGCTTTGGACGTCACTAGGTCAAATCACTGCACCTGGACGGCTGTTTATGCTTATCGACGATGGTGCACTTGCGCGGATCGATAGCATGGAAATGAACGATCCCGACGATGGTTGACAATATCCAACCGTTACAGGACCGTGTGCAGATCGTGAACGCAAACGGCACGCCGACGCCGTTCTTCATCCGTTGGGCGAAGCAGCGCCAAATCGATATCAGCGAAGGTATCACGGCGGCACAAGCGCAGCAGCTTATCGAAGATTGGGCAGCAGCACGCGACGTAACCGCAGGCGTTGGCCTCGACGGCGGTGGAAATCTTTCGGCCGACATTACAATCAATCTGGAAGATACCGCAGTCACACCGGGAGTTTACGGGGATGCCTCGAATATCCCGCAAATCACGGTCGACCAGCAAGGTCGGATAACTGATATTGTCGACATTCCTGCGGCCGGTGGTGGCGGATCTTTGGAAATCGAAGATGAAGGCGTATCGGTGGAAACCGGCGTCACGAAGATCAATTTCACAGGTCCAGGCGTCACCGCGACGTCACCGGCCGCAGGGGAAGTCGAGGTAGATATCCCTGGCGGCGGCGGAGGTTTGACACTGATAGAGAGATATACAGGAGATGGGACGGTAGGTACAAAAACCTTTTCCTCTCTCGCAGGATATTCAAATATAAAGATAATAATATACGGTAGAAGTTCTGCCGCTACAGTTGAAGAAAATGTACTTCTTAGATTAAATGGAGACACCGCAGCCAATTATGATTGGCAACTAATGGCGGCAGCTAATGCGGGTGTGTCCGCGAACGCTTCACTTGCGAATACCTCTATATTGATAGGGGCAGTCCCAGGGGCTTCTGCAGCAGCAGGTTTGGCCGGAAATCTTGAAGGTATTATTCCAAGATACCTAGACACAGTATTTCATAAAAACTGGACCGGACAAAGTTTCTCCAAACAAGGCAATGCCCCGGCGTCCTTTCGACTTAGATCGTCGGGAGGGGCTTGGCGTAATACCGCAGCTATAAACTCTGCGACAGTGCTTTTGAGTGCGGGTAATTTTGTGACCGGAACAATCATAGAAATATGGGGCTTTTGATAGCTACATTCTGCCTTGACGAAATATCAAAATTGCATTAACCAAATCTCTGTTCCCTCGCCGCAGAGCGCTTTTCAGCATAGCCCAACGGGAACCTCGGGGTCATTCTGAATGGAGCGCAGGAGGCGTGCAAACTCAAATCATCAACGCAATTAATAATTCACCCCTCAATAGAGGGCTGGATGGTTGCGCGTGGCTTTCGACGCCTGGTAACATCGCAATCACTTTCGCAAACGGTGACGTCACGCTTTTCGATGACGAAGGTGACAAGATCTACCAGGTGCACGTTCTCTTTCAATCGCGCGGCCGCAAGGCAATCGACCATGTAAAACGGGCTTTCCGTCGTATGTTCGACGATCATGAAGCCAAGATGATTTTTGCGATGGTTCCCGACTTCCGACGCGACGTGAAATTATTGGCCCGTTGGGTAGGTTGCAAGTCTGCGGGACTGCGCCAAACGTCCGAGGGGCCCTGCGAACTTTTTGTTATGTCGTCGATTATGTGGAGGCGCAATTGTCTTTCTTGAAACCCAAAGCCGCGAAGTCGGATAACCTCAATCGGGGTTTGATAAATTCGACCTATACGCCGCAAGCGCAAACAGGCGTCACCGCCAATAACTATCTCTCGTCCCTATTGACCGGGCAGGGAGATACAGGTGCCGCGAACGCCGGATATAACAACTACCTGCAAATGGCAGGCTATGCACCGGCAATGCGCCAATTGTCGCAAGATACCGTTGGGCAAGGTGCTG